CTTCTTTTTGTTTGTTTTCTTTTTTTTCTTGGTCGTACTTTTCTGCCAAAGCGTATTTAATCTTTGGTGTTGAGTTTGATGACTGTTCCTTTGGCATCTTGTTGCTCCTTCTTATTTAGCAGGTTAGAGATATCCTGAGATATTTTAAAATAGGCATGTGCCTGTCCCATCATATATTTGTATTTCTCCATATTGTCAACACTTCCGGCGATCATAGCATCACCTATTTGTTGATAAGCTTCTTTTAGTTCTTTTTGTAATCTAGTGATTATTGTTAGTTCGTCCATTTAACATTTCCATCTTCTCCGTGCCTGTCTTAGTCTTGAATTAGGATTAGCCGCAGCTTTAGGAAATTGTTTCATTTGACCTGCGCTTCTTGCGCAATACGATTTTCGCCTTTTAGCGGCAGCGGACCCCTTTTTAACTTTACCGGTCACAGCTGTTTTTAGTTTTGAGCCAGGATTTTTTCTTCTGTATGCAGCAACACCAGCTCGTGTCATTCCTGCACCTTTTTCCGTAGGACGGAAATTTTTCTTATTTCTTTTAGGCATAGTGCCTTTGTTATATAATTCTCTTGGCATTTGTGATCTAGATATCATACATCCTTGTCATATCAATTATTCCACCATTCATTGCTTTCTTTCTTTTTGCAAAAGTTGCAACGTTAGTTGGTTTGCCTCCCGGATTCCCCGCAGCTCTCTTTCGTTTGACAGCACTCGCCTTTTGCGACTTTGTCATCCGTGTGGCTTTCGCAAGTGGAACGCATTTTGGATATTTTCTCTTTGAGCCTTTTGACCTCCCGCAGGGTTGAAATCGCCCATTCTTTTTCGGAGCTCCAATGTCTACCCATTTTTCTTTTACCCATTTACGTAATCCATTATCCGCCATAAATCATTTTAGTCATGTCAGTGTCTACCATTAAACCACCATCCATGGCTTTCTTTCTTTTCTTTTTACCACCTGGTGTAACTTTACCAGAACAAACTGCAGAAGCATACATGTTCGCGTACGCCGAAGGCTACACTTTAAATTTTCGCTTCGCTGCGGCTTTACCTTTTGGACATAGCTTTGCCATTAGATTAACCCCTTATAATATTTTTTGTAAGATTTGTTTCCAACTTCAACACCCCCAAGGCTTCCAGAAATATAACTGCCGTTATAATTTGCTTGTGCCTGTCTTATCATAGAGTTGCCATCAGTGCCTTTAGAAAAATATTTTCTTCCAATTAAAGCATCTTTAGCTACAGACGAAGAAGTTTTCTTTTTCTTCTTACCCTTCGCTTTCATCTCTATAAGTTTTTTAATGTTGCGTTTGGACATTATCTATTGATCTTACCTTTTTTCTTCATAGCAGATCCGAACTTACCGTATGATTCATCTCTAGAAGCTTTTAATTGCTTCTTAGTTCTTTTCTTCTTGATTCTCATAGCGATAGATTCATCTTTTCTATCTTTGTAACCCTGTTTCATTTTTTTCTTTTTCACAGCGCCTCCTTTTTTATACATAGCTCCGCCTCTCATTCCCATGTCTGGTGAATAAAAACCAGAAGCTTCATCTTTTCTTTGTTTGCCGGAAATCATTTTTCCGCCACCCATTGCTCCTGCACGTCCACCTTTATTGAATCTGAATCTTGCAGGTCTCACTCCATTTTGTCTCATTATTTTTTTCCTCCGTTTTTAAATATTTGTGTACCCTTTATACCAAAAATACTTCCGACGACAAGGATCCACAAAGTCGAAAACCACGTCGGGAGTGCCGCAAAATGCTCGAAGAAGATTTTTACCTTCTCCATAGCAACTGGATTGTCACTGAAGACTCCCCAGGCCAGTACAATTATGGGCGCCGACAAAATTATAAGAACGAATTCGTCCTTGTAATCGTTTTGACGTGCCTCTAACAATTTGCCTTGGTAAGCTTCCTCACCTCGGGCTTGACGTTCGGCGTGCAACAACTGTGCATCCGACATTGCGACTTTTGCTTTTTGCTTGTTAGCATAAATTTTTGAGCCTGCAGAAACGGCTAATTTAATAGCAGATAACCACATACTAATACCAAGTAGCTTTTTTACTTTTCGACTTTAGCATTCTTTTAGTCCCTCTAACTTCAACTACATCACCTGTTGGTATTACATTTGGTTGCATACCATCAGCTAAAGTCTTAGTTCTAGGATCTCTCTCCAAGTTTTGACCTGGAGTTTCAATATTGATACCACCATTTTGGAAACCATCTTTATTGATGTCTAATGCTTTGTTTGCATTTACTTTTTCAGCCATTTGTCCTCCTATTTTTTTCTTAACTTCTTCAATGTTATAGCAAAACGTGCTCTTTGTCCAAGCTTTCCACCTTTTTTAGCCGCTGCCTTTAATTTTGACGCTGGAATTGTTTTGCCTTTTTTAATTCCTAAAGATTTTCTTAATGATCCAGGTTTTTTTATCGCTTTTTGAATAAATTTACCACTACCACCTTTTTTAAACACTCCTCTACCTTTAAGAATGTCTGCTTTTGTCACTTGTCCGTCACCGGTTAGGTCTGGGAACTTTTTTCTCATCTATTTTCTCCTTCATATTTTTCAATTTCGACACTTGGCATCATTTTATCCACATTTGGAATAGATTTACTCAAGATTGTCTTTTCAATCGAAGTATTAGCTCTCATTTTTGCTTAATTCTGCGTTTTGATCAAGCTTATCTTCGTGTTCTTGCTGGTTCATCATCGCTTTCATACGATCTAAGTTGATTTTTTCTTGTACCTTCACGTTTTTTACGTTCGTTATCCATTGCTCTAAGGTCTAATTCTCTTGCTCTTAACTTCGCAATAGGGTCATTATCAAATTGTGAGGTTACTAACTTCTCTTCTTTTAAGAATTCTTCCATCATTTCAGCAATCAACACAGCTTTTCTTGCTTCAATCTTTTGTTGCATCTCTTGTGCCTGCATTTGCATCTGTGGATTTTGCTGTGCCATCTGCATCATCTGCTGTAATTGTGGTAATTCTTGTCTAAACTCTAATTCAATTTGTTCTTGAGCCATTAAACTGATGTGTTCAAAAATATTTTTCTGCATTGCACCCATAACCATCGGATTATTTCTAGCCATATTAGTTGCCATAAAATTTAAATGCGAAGTAATGTGTGCTCTGTGATCTTGTCCAGGGAAAGCTTGAAAAGGTTTACCACCTAACGCCATTATATTTTCTAAACTTGGATCTAATGGTACAGGTTGCTCTGGTTTTTTTAACAACACATCAATATCTTTTACTCCTAATGCTTCATACATATTTCTATACGCTTGATATAGATTGTGCATTTGCGGATTTGATGTTGCCAGCTGCAACTCTGTTTGCGCGAGGGAAATACGCTGAGTTTGAGAAAAGATGTTGGGATCGGCAACTGGCAATATATCTACCCGATCATCAAAGTCTTGTTGTTTAATAGTTCTTTGACCCCCAACTATATCATACGGATATTCCGGTGGTAGATATAACTTGAATACTCTTGCTAACATTTTAAATTCTTGTTTTAATGAAGAGTAAATTCTTTTGTGAATCGCTGACATAACTCTTGATCCTCTTTCTAGAAGAGCAACAGTTGTTCCAACAGCCGCTTGTTGATTACCATCACCGACTTGCATATCTGCAATCGATGCAAATCTTTGTCCAGCTTGAACCACGATACCCATTAAGTTTAATAGAGTAGCTGATGGTTCTTTAAATGGTAACATCATAAATGAATCTTTTAAATTTCCACCTGGTGCATCTACATCTCTAAACTCACCTGGTTGAATTGATTGTGCATCATCTCTAATTCTAATACCACGCATCTTAAATCCTGCTGGTAAATTGGACAGGGTTCCGGCATCTAGCAACTGTCTTAATGCTGCTGTTGCAGTTCTAGATAAACCACCAATCATATGAATTAAACCAAGACCATAAAAACCAAGACCTGGCATAAATTTGTAATGAACAAAATACTGTTGTTTTTTATATAGAGTGTCTCCATCTTTATAATTTCTATAAATAGAAAGAACGTTGCCTGATCCTTCATCTATAGTAACTATGTATGGAAGTTTAATACCATCAGGATCTTCAAATCCTGGCACATCTAAATCAACA